TCTTTAGTAGTACAAATTGAATCTAATTGGGAATTTGTAATTTTGTCCTGTTTTTCAATTTTAGAAAGTCGACTAGAATTATTACACTGTTGAACAAACACGATTAGCATAAATGCTAATATAAATTTTTCAAAATGAAGTTTAATAAAATTCATGGTTAAAATATCTTTTTGGTTATTTATTTACTTGGTAGTTAGTTTATTTGTTATCCACAGTTGCACATCAGCATTATTGTGATAAATCCACAGCCCGGTGCTAATTGCATAATATAAAGCAGCACCAAATACAATAACTCTAAAGAAATCTGACCTTTCTGAGAAGAATTTACACTTTACCCAAACTAAATAGGCATAATAGTCGGCAGATTTAATTCGTTTTGTTGAAATATCTACTATCTCAGTAAGATTTAGGTCTGCGAATTTATTTTGAAATTTAGAAACTGAGTCAAATACTCTACTTTTTTCAAGATCAATTAAATCGCCAGTAGCCAATAGGGTTTCTGGCTCCAAGTTAATAACATAATATACTCGCTTTAACAAATCAGCTCGCATCTTAAAACCTTTAATAAAACCAGACTCTTCCAGCCCAGTTATTTTCTTTCGGTAAAAAAGATAATTGCTAATGTCCTTTGCAATTAGTTTAGCTGAACTAAATGCATCAATCGGGTTTAAATAGTTAAGTAGTTTCATAATTAAAAATATTCTCCTAGTTTATCAACCATGTGAGGATTTTTAGTCAACACGGCCTCTTTTAACATTTTACGAGCTTTTCTGATTTTGGTTTTAACCGTATTCAAATTCATTTCATATTTCTCAGCAATCTCATTACCTCGCATATGATGTAATTCTTTATCAATTAATATCGATTTTTCAATACATTCAGGCAGCGCATTAATTTCAAACCTGGTCATATTATATAAATCATCAAAATATACTTCCTTTTCAAAAGTATAAGCCGAGTCATCTGGTATATTTAATGGTTTGGTTAAATTATCTAAACTTGTTGCATATTGCTGCTTTAATTTATGTTGATGAAGTAGTGCCTCATTCTTTGCAATTGTATAAATCCAAGTAGTAAACCGATAATTATCACTATATGATGCAATTCCTTTAAATATTTTAAACAGGGTATTATGCAATACCTCGTCAGTTTCATCCGAATCATTAAAAAATTTCCAAATAAAATATTTTAATTTTGGATACATGATTGAGGCTAAGCGGTTTCGATCCTTTTCTGTATATTTGCCTGACTTAATAAGTTCAGCAAGGCTTTGCATTTCGTCATTTAATTGCTTATTCAGTAGATCGTATGCGCTCATGTAGTTGGGTTAGTTGGTGTATTTATTTGGGTTAGCGGATTTCCATTTATCATATCTTTCGGTTATCTGGATTAGTATTTTATTTCTCACAATATCTTCATCTTTAAATGTATGCACACTTAATCCATTAATTCCACTGAGCAATTCAATAAAATCAGGTAAAGCTACTTTACTCTTTGCGATATCATATTGGCTTACATCTCCGCATATTAATACCTTAGAATCTTTACCCATCCTAGTAATGAATAGCATTAACTGTTTAAAATCAGCATTTTGAGCTTCATCTAAAATCATTAAGCAATTATCAAATGTTGCACCTCTCATATATGCAAGAGGCCTAAATTCAATAACTCCAGCAGTTTCTAACCAACCAACATTATTGGGATCATTTAATAATTTTACCAAATTTGATCGATAACTTTCCATAAATGGATCAATTTTATCTTTTATTTCTCCAGGTAAAAAACCAAGCTTCTCTCCAGACTCTTGGATAGGTTTAGATAAGATAATTTTTTTAATTTTTCCACCTAAGTAAAGTTTTAGTGCAGCTAGACATGCAGTAAACGTTTTACTTGTCCCAGCAGGTCCATAACACAAAGTTATGTCACTAGACATAATCTTTTGTAAATAATCAGCCTGTGAAGGTTTTAAGCTAATTTGCCTTAACTCCTTTTCCGTTAATTCAGGTTTAAAAGATTGAGTTTTTCTCTTTGATTGCGGTCTTTCAGCCATTAGATTTAGTGATTCTTTTTTTTGGTTTAGGTTTAGTATTGATCTTATCCAATAATTTTTGGCATTTTGAACAAGATTCATAATCTTCAATTTGCTTGTAAAAGGCAAGCGCTTTTGTTAAGCAATCTGGCCAATCTTTACTTTCTGCAATAACGTCTAATTCTTCATCAACGATTTTTAGTTTTTTAATATAGATGTGAGGCCTTTTTTCTGAAAGGGCTACATCTATTTGGGCAACTACTATATCAAAAATTTGCTTTTTGTTAGTGCCATAGTCGAATTTTAAAAAATCATCATGTTTCATAGCCTGACTTTGAATTATTTCCGTAAAAGGTGTCACGGGTTCTTTTTATTTGATTTATTGTCATTTCATCAAATACATTAATTAGTTTACCAGGTTTTTTAACCTCAGCTGTTGTATTTAATTCTCGTAAGGCAGAGTGATCGTATCCTGACGAATTTCCAAGATAAGCTTCTCCTAAATATAATGAATATACTTTTGACAAATACTCTTTAGGTAATCTGTCAAGTTCTTCATTTACTAATTCCCAAAAATTTGGTGATTCAAAGAATGCGGCGGTTTCAACACATGTGATTGCTAAATCGTCATTTCCGCTTTGACTTCGGTAATTACCATTACTTGATCGGCCAAATGCACCAAGCTCATGAACTGTTTTATGTTCATTTGGTAAAATTTTATTTACAGCAGCTAAATATTTAAAACGTTCGCAATATTTAGTCTTATTTGTCTCTGTCATCTTTAATCCAGGTTTCCAATTTATAGAAGTGGTTGTGTGCTTTGAATGAATTACTTGACCTGGCCAAAAATCCTCGTTTTGTGTTAGTTTATCCATTACCCATTCTCCTTTATGGTTAAGCTCAATTAAAAGTTTAACTTTTTCAGGATTAAAGATATTATACAACAAATGTTCTAAAGTGTTACAATATTCGTTAATATCTTTTTTGTTTGATCTAAACGTTGCAACTTGTACTAGTGTAAAAATATCGCCTTCATTTTTAATAAAGTCTTTTACTTGATCTAGCATTTTTAATGGAAGTGCTGCTAACTTAAAAATATTAATTACTGAATAATCTCTACCTAATCCATCAGCTGTATCAATTGCAAAAATATAATTATTACCATCGTTTTTAATATCATCTGGTGTTAATTTGGCAAGGTTTGGATGAACAGTAAAGCCATCTAATATTGCTAAGTGATCTGGGCTTTGAGCCCACTCTGGGATGACGTATGATGTGCGTAAGTTAAATATTTTCTTAAGATCTTTAGACGGTAACAGTAACTTATCTGATGAAAAGAATTGTAGCCCATATTCTTGGTTAAAGTCTTCTTCTGATCCTAAGTTTGCAATTGTTGATTGCTTCCATGCATCATCACGACCTGGAACTTGCCACCAATCTACTCTTAATGGAACATACGTATTTGCACCGTTCATTGCATCCATGTAAATATCGTAAAAGCGGTTCATACCATTTGGCGTGGACGTTATTATAATCTTTGAATTGGATGAGGCTGAAATTGTAGGATAAATTGCTCGATAAAAGAAGTCAAGATACGATGGATTAATATGTGCAAACTCATCAATATATAATACATGAATTGTAAAACCAATACCTGTATTTTTAGTGGTAGTACGTCCAATTAATCGACAGCCATTGTCAAATTTCATTGACATTACGTTATTTGAAATACAGCCAGGTTTTAAGAAGAATGGTAAATTTTCAAGTACTGATTTAATCTTATCCAAAACCTCTTTAGTAGTTGATGCAATATTCGCTACAGCCAGAACATTTTTATCAGTATGGAAGATTAGGTACCATGCAATAAATACACCGGACATTACAGTCTTTCCAATTTGGCGACTTGCCATCAGGCAATTAAATCGATTATTCTTAAATGACCTGATAATTTCTTCTTGATAGTCACGCAAGATAATTTGCTCAATACCTTGCTCCTGCATTACTTGAGCATATTTACCAGCAAAATAAACTGGGTCAGCTTTACATTTTCGGATTTCTTCAAGTTCTTCTGGCGTATATTCAAATACAATATTTGCCTTCTTCCAAACTGGATCATTGTCTTTAAATGGAGAATTTTTGATTGTTTTAATATCAATTGCCCCATTTTCAAAATCATCAAGTAATTGTTGCACCTTAACTGTTGTCCAAATCGCACTATTCTCTTGGTCAAGGTCAGAAAGCTTCATCTGAGTTCGACTTCCACTATTTGCTATAAAATCTTTCATATTAATGAATTGACGTCATCCATATAATCAATATCGCTATCTTCTGTAATAATAACATTGGATACGCCTCTTTCTATCATAACTTCAGCTTTTCTACCTGGGTGAGTTAAGTGTCTTGAATCAGAAGTATCTTCTTCTATTTCAAGAGCGTCAATTTCTTTTATTAAATTTTTTGTACCGGCTGTGATGTAGTAATCGCTTGAACTTTGCGGTATTGCTCTTGCTTGTGGGCCGGTTCCACCTAATTCTTTTTGTGATATATCTTGATTTACCTTTTTATAGGTATCTTCTAGAAATAACATATAATTTGCTTGAGTTTTTACAACAGCTGTTAATTTATCTTGTAGTTGTCCAAATACTTCAAATAGTCTAGGATGAGTATTTCCTTGATTAATTTCTTCAGCAATTTTTTCAATTGCCATTCGAATGGTTTTTAATTGAAAGAAAATATTTTGAATACTTGAATTATCAAGAACCTGTTTCTGTTTAATATATTCATGCTTGTCTAGTACGCCAAGATCAACATAAAACGAAAGAAGAGAGTCGGTAATATTTTTAGCCTGCTTTTCAAAACCTGCATTCATTTCAATAAAATCCAATGGAGGTGCTGCTGCAATTTCAGCAAGTTGCTCATCAATATTATCGTCTTCCTGATTAGGTCCACCTGAGTAGCTACTCAATAGTGATTCAAGTTCGCCCTTAATTTGAGCCTTTTTTTCCTTTGAGAATACTGGTCCAGCCATACATTAGTTTAGTCGATTTTCATTCTTATCTAGCGCTGGATTTGCAAATATTTTAATTTGTTTAACTGCCTCAATATGCTCGTATATGTAAGCTTCAATATATGCAATAAACGAATCTAGTATTGGGTTTGCTCCAAACATTTGATTTGAAAGGACTCGCTTCATTAAGTTATCTTTATACATATAACCTAAATGAAGACGTTTGTCTTTTCTATTATACACCTTTTGGTATAGAGAGTTTCTTATCATATAATTCCAGTATTTTTACGAGCAACTTGTGCTTTAATTGAAATATTTAGTGCGCCTAGTGCCGAGTCGGATAAACCTTCGGCATACTTATTACCTTGAGAATCAGTCCAACCTCCACGTACTACTGGAAATTCGTCTAACCCAATAATAATATCGTTAAAATCATCAAGCCCTACTAGAGTTTCACTTGCTGGATTTGCAGTTCTATAAAGTTCATTAAGCTCGCTTAGCATATTAATACTAACTGAATCAACTCCATTAATTGCTTCAACTACTGTAATTAAATCACTTTTTGGAACACGATCTTGGCGTTTTAATTTAATGAAATATTTACCTAGAGCATCAGCAATATCAGACTTAACAATATCTTGAGAAACATCATCAAACGCAATAATACTTAGATTAATAATGTATCTGGTAATTTTTGGATCAACTATTTTTAAGTCAGTTGAAATCATTTTTGTTCCAGATTTTTCAACATATTTCATTAACTCGTTCTTTTGAAAATTTGTTAACTTAAAATTGCTGATTGGTAAATTAAAATAATCAGTTCCATTTTTAAACATTTGGGTAACATCTGGTACTAAGAATAAATTAATCATTCTAGAATCTAGGATATTGCCAGTTGAATCTTGATCTAGAAATACTTTAATTGTTGAAAACATTTGCATTTTTTGCAATAGAACTTCATAATTATCTAGATTAACTAGTGCAAAACTTTTTGATGCTCGCGGTGCAATTAATCGGGTTAAGGTAGGATCCTCTGGGTCTACTCCAAAATTTGGAGCACTTATTGTTACAATTGTAAAATAGTCACTCATTATAATTTCTTCCCCAATTGGAGAAAATCCAGTATCAACAAAAGAAAATACTACTTGTGCATTATTATCAACTTTAACATTGCCAGAAGAACCGTCAGTATTTAAGTATTCAACCACAATGGTTGACCCGGTATTTGGAATTTTACCAAATGATCCATTACCAAAATAGATGTCTAATCCATTTGTTATACCGGTTTTTGCAAGAAAACCTTTTGCTCCTCTTGGAATATCTAATAAGGACTCGTATTTGGTCCATTTCTCTCCATTAACGTATACATTAACGATAAAATTATCAATATAAAAATTGTTTGGTGCTCCCATTTGATAGCTTTCAAATGCAATACCTTTTGCTGTAAATGTTTGGGATTCAATTTGGCCTTGACGAATACTAAAAATTGCAGTAGTTTCTGCACCACTTAGTGCAAGTCTAACTTCTTCTTGAGTAAGTTCAATTGCATAGGTAAGTCCATTATTTTCACAACGAACTCTAAATAGGTTATTAAGCACAACTTTAGTGGCCGGCGCTGTAATATTGGGTTTTCTAACAAGTCGGATTTGACCAGTTGCACCAATTGCTCTACTTGGGTTATGGCCAGCCAAAGTGGCTAATGAATAGATTGATGAAACTCGACTTGCTTCATTTATATTTAGTTCAGTAATTGAGTCTTCAATATAATAAAAAATAAGTTGACTTAAGTTTTCTACAACAATTAATAGCTGCCCAAATGGAGAAGCTGCAGTAAATACAGAACGGCTCTGTTTAAACTTTGTTTGTAAGAACTGTATAGTTTCGCTAAGAATATCTCTAACTCGTATATTTAAACTAGTAAAGAGCCTTAGACTGGTATTTTGTTTAGTAAGGTTTGCCATTTAAGGAGTAGCTTCTTTTAGGTTATTTATCAGCAGAGTAAAACGTTTATGAAAGAGACCACCTGTATAAATAATTAGGTATAATAGTTATTATATGGGGATAACCGGTTTTGACAGAAATTATCGGTTACGCTTGCACGCCGAGGATGATGCTAAGACTCGTTAAAATGTATTACAAACAATAAGTGGCAACACTACTTTCTGGAGCCTAGTTAACCAAGGCGTTAACACTCCTGTTACTGAAGAGCTTTTAGCTGCATAAGTAACCAAGCGGCAACTGCTTGACTAACCAAAGTTGCAAAACCAGCATGGCGTAGCGGCCAAGTCGAACCGTTACCGACTTTAACTTTAAGTCGTTAAAGAATAAGATATTTCGTCCAATTAGAAAAATGGACTAAGCGTGTAAATGAAAGTTTAATTAGAGGTTTTTTGGACGGCGGTTCGATTCCGCCTATCTCCACCACAAAAAGGTATCCAGCATTGGGTACCTTTTTTATTTTCTAAGAGTTGAGTCTGGACATAAATAAATAAACCAGATGAAAACATTAAACACAGACGATATTTTTCTAAGAAATTTAACAATTGCCTTGCTTGATTTGTTAAACGGAGAAATGGAGATTATTATTGCAAGGAATGATCATAATGAAACTTTTAAAGTTCCATTTCTTTATAATTATGGAACAGATGAAGGCTTCTTAAAGGATTTTTATATTGGCCTGCCAGATAACTGTCGCATTCCAGCAGCAGAAGGCACCTATGATATTATTCCTAGAGGAATTGTAACTTTGTCAAGCTTCCAAGTTAAACCTTCTGATATTACAAATAAGTTTGTTAGGGGTAGTTTTACTGAACCTGAAAGAGGAGAAAATGATGAAAATATCCTAACTGGCTATTCAGCTCAGCTATTTTCTTTTCCAATGTCAATTAAATTCGATATTAAAATTATTTGTGATAACTTAAATAAAGCATTTAAGATTGCTGAAAATATGTTACATATTTTTTATTCAAACCGGGTAATGTATTTTCAATATCACGGAGTAAGAATTCCTGCTCAATTTCAATTTCCGGCAAATGAAACAGTTGATAAGACTTATAAGTTTACAATGCTTGAAAATAATAAACTAAACGTTATTTTATCAGTTGACGTTGAGACATATTTACCTAGTTTTGAACATACTTCTAAACGTAAAAGTTCAAATGTTATTGAAAGATTTGAAGTTAATCGTAAAGGCCCAGGTGGTGATAAATTAACTAAAACTGAATGGGTTGATCAAAACAGTCCAAATACTTAAAATAATAAAATAAACAAATGTCAACTTCAAAATCATTTGCATACAATACAGGTTCTCCAATTGCTGGAACTGACCAAGTTGGAGATCTAGCAATTAGCGTAGACGCCCAAGATTACACAACTTCACCTGGTGGAGTTCAATGGTGGCAAGGTCCTGATGAAGATTTGGGATATGTTATTGCGTATTCGCAGCCTGATGGACTACACCCAACTCCAATATTCGGTACAACTGCATCAGTTGGATTTAATAGAGCAACCTCATTGACCGAAGCAGCTTTCATTAACGTTGCAAATAGCGTAAGCGGCCAAGTTTTTATAAGCGGCAATGCTGCAAGTACCTGGTTAACTGATAACGGATATTGGAATAATTGGTCAAGTTTTGGAAGTTCAGGATTTCAATGGATGACAATTAGTTCAGTTACCGGAAGTTCAGCATCAGGAGTAGGTCAAAACTCAATTGGAATTACAATTAGTCAAAGCGCTGGAGGTATGGAACAGCATACTGGTATGTATGCGGCAAATACATTCCCAGAAGAATATGGAGTACCGTTTGATGGTATTCAAATTTTAAATCAATCAGCTGGAATATTTACAGCAATATTTAGCCAACCTGTTACAGATCCATTGGTTGCATTTGCCAGCGTAGGTAATCCTGGATTACAGGTGCCAGTTCAAGTATCTGCGCCATTTACTCCAATTTGGGAAACTGCTACCACTTATCAAAATGCAGTTAATGGAACTCAATACACTCAGTTTACTGGACAAGAAGGATATAATATTATTCGAATAGACGGTACCGTAAGTATGGTAAGTTTTAATTACACCGTGTCGGAATACTATTGTACAGTTTGCTTTGGATTTGTTGATCAAAATGCATAATTAGTCAAAATCTAATTCCAGATCAAAATTATAATATTGGAAAGTTGCAGTGAAAGTTGTAAACTGCGGAGTTATTGATGAATATGATAGATTCATTTCACTTAATGACTTTAGCATTGGTCTATTAAAAATAATAGACGAAACTGCATAACCTTCATTATTTAAGAGAGTTAATCGGATTGGATGAAAGAATGGATGATTTACATTTGAGATTGGATTTACCGTTAACGCTTGGCCTAATGAATTATTGCCAAGATTCTCTGGATTAACATTTGCTGGTTCTAAATAATTTAGCGCATTATCTAAAAATATAAAATAGTTTAGGTATGCATCAGTTAACTTAAAAGTTAATTTAAGCTCTCTAGTAAATTGATCAGCTATTGGTTTTGCACTCTGTAATTCTTGAATCTTGCCAAGTGTTCGGATTTGAGTTGGTAAAGTTGAAGAAAATCCTGGAAAATTCACAGTTTGTATAGTTGATGCCATAAAATCAGATAATGACTTATATGGCAATAGCAGACTTCTATAATATTTGTTGTACTTTTGCTGTACTACATCATTAAAGAAGTCCATTGGTAAGTTTATGAGAAAACTGTTTTGTCTGGCGTTTAATAGCATATAGAATTATCTATATTAGAATTGTCTTTAACTTTTCAATTACCTGATCAGCAGTGATTAATTTTGAACATTCGAATTGACGAGGTGTACCTTTTTGATCTGGGCACCAATTCCAATCACCAGCATTAAGCCTTAATCGGTTTGCGCAACCTGAACAAGCTCCAGTTGGTGCAGCTAATTTAATAATATCGCCATCTGGTTCATTATAAGGTTCAGTAAAACCGGAGATTTGAATACTTGGAGTATTTGTTACCCAAGCTAGCCAAGTTAATCCACTACTTATTCCAATAAATGCTGCGCATTCAGTTAATTCAGTAATTACTCGGTCAATTGTACCAGCTTCAAGTTTAGCAGCTCCAACCGGATTGCGGTTTCCCATATAACCGTCTTCTTCTCTAGATAATATTACAGGTTCATAACCATTTGCAATTAACCAATCTGTAACTTCTTGCCAGCCGGTTGGATTATTCCAATATTTTGCTTGAGCAGTACTATGAATTCCAAGGCCTACTTTTTTCTTAACTATTGGACCAGTTGGATAATTAATAATTGGTTTAACCTCTTTATATTCCAAACCTAAAATATCGGTTGCAGTTCTTTGTAATGGACCTAATTTAAAATCTCTAGGATTTTTTTCACGATCAATATTATCTCCATTATGGAACCATCCAATTCTGTACATTGCATGTAAATTAGTTACCATTTGGCCAGGTTCAATTAATTCAATATTTGGATAAGTATCTTTAAATAGTTGATTCCAAAAAGTTGAACAGATTATAATACAATCGTGCTTCTTTCTAAATTCTTCAACATACGGAAACCATGCTAAAGTATCGCCTAGTGCTTTTGACTCTAGTGGAATATAGACACGCTTGCCTTTTAGGTCAGTATTAAATATTATTACTGGATTTCCGTTCTGGTCCGTAACTTTAATTTTCCAATCTTTAAAATATTTGATTGAACTTTTTGCCCACGCTCCGCCGCTTAATTTTGTTGAATAAACTAATTTGTCAGTTTCATTATCAATAAAGTCTACTTGATATTTCATTGGACTTGTAGTTTTTAATTCAACAAACGGTCCATCTACTAAATTATGATTTACGGTAGGTAGTGCCTGAACTCCATCAATTGTTACATGATTCATTTTTGCAAAATTTTGGAAGTCATCATTTAAAAATTGAGTGAATGCGCATTTACCTAAATAATTAACAGTTACTGTATAACCTTTACGATATTCGCCTAATTTAATAAGTAGAAAGTCTCCCTTTTTAAGAGTAGTAAACTGCACTGTTCCATTATACTTAATTTCAAGTAGGTAATCTTTGGTTGCAGGTTCATCGTGAAATCCTGAAACTAGATGTAAATATAAATTATTAAAATCGTCAGCTGCTGTATAAATTTGAAATTTAGCATCGTCTCTTAGGATACCATCTCTATTCCAAACAGCTTGTGTATTTAATTCATTTGAATTTGCAATATAATTAGTTACCCAAATATCCTTAGCGTGTTTTTCTAAATAGTGTAAAAATACTCTTTCTAATTGCCAACCATTTGGGCGATCCATAAAGTAATCCTTTTTTGTTTTTACTTCATTTATAATATTTAGGGCAACCTCAGTTTTAATTGAGAAAATAAAGGTTGCCATAAATTTAGCTAGGTGAGTATCAGTTACCGAGCCTTCATGATATTCATAAATTACGGCATCATGCTGATGAGCTCTTTCTAAAAAGGCTTGGCGATATTGAAAGGTATCAAGTAGATTATCATATTCCATAAAGTGAATCATCTTCTTTCCTAGATATTTACAGAAATTAAAAGCATGTGTCATTGATCTCCAAATTGCATAGTCATGGTGATATTCCATTTCTGTATCAACTCTAGTTTTTCCAAATGTACACCATCTACCGCTGCCTACTTTATATTCTTCAAATTCAGAATTTAATAGCAGTGGATTTTCTTTATCATACAAATAATAGTCAACTAATTTTTGAATTTCCGGTTTAATTGCATAATGCGAAACCAATAAGATTGGAATTCCTGAAAATTCTCTAAGTTTTTTAATACACTCAATTAGGTCAGATTCTTTTTCTGGAGTATTTGGCCAAGTATCAACAACAAAAATATCATCAGGATATTCATTCGGCCTAATTATTGAAGGTCTATTATCTACTGAGTATTTTATGTCATTTGCAATTCCACCTTTAACTCCAAAGAAATATAGATCGCCTGGGTTTGAATTATATTCAAAAACTCCATCTGGAAAAGCTTCGTCAAAACCTTTTACTTTATGAATATCTTCTTCGGTTAAGTTCTTATAATAATCAGACCATTCTTCTGAAATATTTGCAAGCAATGGAGCTGCCCAACTTCCATCTGACTTTCTGGTTCCATGTTCAGGTCTTCCAATTGAAGCACATGTAAATATAAATGCTCCACCAGGTTTTAGCATTCGAATAATGTTTTGTAATGACATTTCATAGAACATATCATGTTCAAATACTTCAGTTGAAATTATCAAGTCAAACTGCTCGTCTGGTGCATCATATAAATGAGCAACTTGGATAACATCAACATTTTGGCCTTCTCCCACGTCTAATCCAATATAATTACAGTTGGTTAGCATAAATCGGTTATTGCCATTTATGTCCAATGATCCAATATCTAAAACTTTTTTGCCAGTGAAATATTTTGGGAAAATACCACTCATTTTTTTACAAAATTCTTGCTGTTGAGGATGTGCCATTTTTACTTATCTTTTTGTTATTATTGTTATTCCATTTAGGAAATTTACTGATTCAATATCAGTGCGAATTGTTAAACCTTTTTCTTTTGTCTGTTTAGTTAAGAAGTCTTCTCTTCTAGCATGCACGTTCCAAAATTCTTCTTGCATTTGCCCATTAAAATTAATATCATCTACTAGATTTTTTGTAAATTCAATAGAGGAACCTGGGTGTTTAAAACCGCCTTCGTAATCTTCCCAATACGACGTGCAAGTATCTTCAATTACATATACTCCTTCCGGTTTTACGTGGTCAATTAAATGATTAAATGAGGTAATTACATGACGGTTAATGTGAGACCCATCATCAAGTACCATATCAAATGGTCCCCATTTTTGGGCAACCCATTTTAAAAAATTAGCATCATCTTGAGACCCAATTTCTACAAAAACCTTTTTATCTGGATTTTCGTATTGTTTGCATGAAGGTTCAATATCAATGCCAATAATTGTTGCATTTGGATAGTATTCTCTCCAAGTAGAAAGAGACTCTCCATGCAATACCCCAATTTCAAGAATTTTTAAAGGCTCTAATTGGTTAAATGGTAACCACTTCTCGTATTTTACACAATAGTTGTGAATTTCAGAAGATTTGTCAGTGCCTTTAGAAAGGGCAATTGTATTTAGTGATCTCATATTATTTCCAAAAATAAATTAATTGTAGTGCATTATTAGGGCCGCAAAATAGTAAGTATGAATTAAAACCTAATCTGTTAAATCTGACAATAAATTCATCACGTAATTCTTCATTAAAATTAAGGTGTTCATGATGATATTCAACTGCAACATTTCGAATCTTAGCTAAGTTAGCATCACTAATGCCTTTTAGTGCAATAATTTCAGAACCTTCAATATCTACCTTTAAGAAGTCAATTCGGTCAATTAAACCATTGTCTAAAATATAGTCTAGGGTATATAGATTAACGTCGTATTGAGTAACAGTTGGATCTTTTTGATGCCATAAGTTAGAGCCACCTAAGTGAGAACTTTCAGTTAAGGTTAAGGTTCCTAATTGATCTCCAATTGCTGCATTAAATAGGACGGCATTTGCTGGCGCATTTTGTTTTAGGATCTCAAAATACCTACGATCAGGTTCAAAGGTTACAATTTTACTTGCTCCCATATGATATGCATACCGAGTAAAGATTCCAATATTTCCACCAAGATCAACCACTACATCTCCTGGTTGGATTTTAACAACTGGATTTTCTGAGCGGTGTGGATGTTCATAATCAGTTAAGTTATAAATTTCATGATAAATTGCATAATCCCATCCGTATTTATAGGCAATATCCATTGTACCACCTTGTACTTGTTTAATTGAACCTAAATTTTTAATTTCGTCCTTAGCAACAAAGAAATATTCAGTATCATGGAAATTTTGGTCTCTTTGAGCTTTAATATGGTCAATCATGATTTGAGCAAAGCCTAGATTTTTATTTCCATGAAAGTATAGAATTTGGTCTTTATTCTTTGGGATAAATTGCCAGCCGTATACTTTTCCAAAATTCTTAGGGCCTTGATCTCTCCAAAAAGAAATAAAGTGTTCCATTGCTTTGCCAGTTGTTCCAAGTAAATCGCCGTCCCATTCAGAAACATCAAAATTTGAAATTGGTAAAAACCTATTATAACCATATTTGCATCTTAGGTAATTATCAATACCTTCATCATTCCATTGTAATAAACTTGGATAGTCCGCAAGATCAGTTTCTTTATATACTGTTAAGATTTCATTAAACCACCATTCGCAATTTCGATTGTATACGTACATGCAAATATGGGCTTTGGTAGCAAGACGCTTAACTCCTTTGGCTTTGCATAAATTTTCATTAAATAATTGCTGACCTCTTGAACCGTCAGGTTTTGTATAATATCCAATAAAATCTTCCTGTACATGAATATCAGCTAATGGATAGTTTTCGATATTTGCAAAATGCTCTGATAATTTATCGATTGTATGGTTTGCAATAATATCACCATCCAACCAAACAAAATTTTCAAAACTTTCTTCAAAGGCTGCAAGACAGGCATATTGCTTCCAATACCATTTATCATAGTTTGAATAGTAGGGAATTGTTAATTTTCGGGCAATTACATTTGGCAAATAGTCAAACGGAACATCACAGTCAATTCCATAAACAATAAGTTTACGGTTTGAGAATTCCAATAGCGATTCAGCTAATTTCTGAATGATCGGCATATAGGCCAGGTTACCGCAGGTCACCCATGCAAAGTCAGTTGAGTATTCATTTACCTCAGGTTGAATGAGGTCCTGGATGTGATCTTGTGCGATTTTTGCTGCATTTTCCCAAGTGAATTGGGTTCGGATTTGTTTTGATTCCATTAGCGCGGATTTTTTATAAATTTCATAATTATCATAAACTTCTCTAAGTCTAAGCTTAAGATCTTCAAAGTTTGGCTCAACGAAATTACCTGGAGCATTTGGATTCCAAGATTCGTCATTTGCAACACCAGCTGGAACTTCTCCATGGGTTGCTACTGGTAAACCTTTACCTGCAGCAAATTCTAATTGAGCTCCCCAATCAGAATAGATTGATGGGGTACCGCAGGCCATTGCCTCAATTAGTGGAAGATTCCAACCTTCACTACGAGCACAAGAAACAAATACATCAGCCGTTTGTAATAAGTTGACATAGTCAGCTTTGCTTAAATGAGTAAGTATTTTAATGCCTTTATGAGTTAAGCCAAATTTGGCAAGACGTTCTTGAGTATTTGAACAGTCGTCATTTGCAAATGGATTTTCAACATTTAGGATAAGTTCAACATTTTCATCTTCTGAAAAGGTATCAATGAATGCTTTTATAATTTCTTTAGTAGATTTGCGATATTCCCAGCGGCCAACTACAACAAATCTAAATGGGCGACCTTCTGGAAATGAGGTCTCTCGAGAAATGGGTTTAAACATTTGGGTATCAACTCCCTCAGGTACAACCTTTACTTTATCGGCTCGAATTCCTTGGACAATTGTGCACTCTTTTTGCCAGCTGCTTGGAACCCAAACTTGGTCAAAGGTTTGTAAGTGTTTAAAAAAATCTTCTGGATATTTAGTAGTTTCCCAAACATTATAGGCAATTTTTGGGCCATCATACTTATCACCAAAATATTTATGATTAACATCATTTAAGACAATGTGAACATCAGGTTTTCCAGGATTTGGATAGTTTTGATATAGTGGAAACTCTTGTGAAAGGTTTGGGGTCTGTAAAGTTTGTTGAGTTAGGATTGTTTTTAACTCAGTATCAATATAATACTCATCATTATGAGGTTCATCATTATTATAACCCGTCCAGGTTGAACCTACTGTCCAATTTCTGACATCAACTCTTAAATCTTCTAGAGAATTTAGGGCTTTAAAGAAATTTCTAGAATGACAATTGTATCCAGTTTCCCCAATAATTGAGGTGTGCGCTTTAATTTTAATCGACATGCCTTTTGCTAAACTTTTTATTTTATACTAAAGTTTAGCAATAAGGTTATGTAATCTTAAAAAAATTATGCAGCAGTTAAGCCTAGGGCAGTTAAGACTTTGGTAACAATAACACTATCATTTGTACCCCAATCAGATATATCAGTTAACCGAACTGCACCACTACAGATAATTGCATTGCCGCTATCCATTAATTGATAAATCACAGAAACTGAGGTTGCGCCTAATTCATAGGTCATGGGTATAAATTTAATACTGGTTGCAGTTTTGCCGAGTATTGAATAGTTTTGAATATTAGTAGTCATGATTTTATTTATTTTTGTTTTTAACTAATTATGGAGCAATTTCAATTGTAATAGAATATCTTCTAAAAAATGGTAATCCAGGGGTGAAAAACGAGATCGGGCCTGGAGGTATCGATATTGGAGGTCCACCAACAAAGTCGGCAATATTAAAGCCAGTATCAATGTCAGTTAGCCGAAGCTGCACTAAGTTTACTGGGAATGGTGCACTATTGTCTAAATTAATGGTATGCTCAAAGTCTGCATTTGGCATGAAGTGCTGATAGTAATATGTAACTGGTCCACCGTTTATACTCGTGAGGCCAGTACTAAATGGGGTATTAGTAAAATAGGTATAAGGACCACTGGTTCCATCGTTTATCACTAATTCAACCATTATGTCAAACGAAGAATTATTCATAACTTCGCCGTCATATGTGTGCTCATCAGTCCAGTGTCGATAATTATAAAACTGGTCAAATCCAATTGCACCTGCAACTGCGTTGGCTGCAGCCCAATAGCTTAATCCTTGTGGGTCATTTCGGTTGATGTCATAAGTACCAGCATATGTACCACTGAGTATTTTCCATCTAAACTCAGGAGCGCCCGTCTTATCTGGGTAAATCTGATTCCCGACACTGGCAGAAGCCCCAGACTGTTGAGTTAATAGTGCAGCAATCGAAGATTTGTCGTCTGGCGCCCAAACGACCGCCATTACTCCAGTTGGTGTTCCGTCTATCGGCATTACTTATAATAATTTTTCAATTTGATCCCGTAAGTCATCAATTTGGTGCTGTTGCTGCTTGATTGCCTCAATTAGGACTGATACAAGTGCTGGATAGGCAACTGCCTTGGTGCCATTCTCATTTTCAAATACAACTTCCGGAAATACTGTTTCCATTTCCTGTGCAATAACACCCGCATGAACTCGAGTCTTATCCTCTTGATCATTTCTGGTGAAGGTAACTCCTCTCATTGATGTTACCTTAGCTAGAGCATCAGTGATGGTCTTCACATTATCTTTAACTGATCTATCTGAGTATGCTATAATATTAGCAGTTGCATAAATATCGCCGCCTACTTCTAATCGATAAGTTGGACCGGTTCCATTAGCAATAGATAGTCTGCCGTTTGTAACATCGTAGTGCATATTTGTTGCAGCTATGGTAGTTGCTGCAGAGAAGTAGGCTATTCGGTCAACTGTACTTGATGTAATAGTTCCAGTAGTACCGCCTGAAGTTCCAGAAGAACCAGTAGTTCCGGATGTTCCGCTTGAACCAGTTCCACCAGTTCCACCGCTTGTTCCGGATGTTCCAGCCGTACCTGATGCACCAGAAACTCCGCTTGTTCCACTAGTTCCAGAAGAACCAGTTCCACCAGTAGCGCCGCTTGTTCCAGAAGTTCCACTTGAGCCATTAGAACCTGATGTTCCAGAAGACCCATTAGAACCAGACGTACCTGAGGTACCTCTTGTTCCAGAAGTTCCAGAACTTCCGTTTGAACCATTAGAACCTGATGTTCCAGAGCTACCATTTGAGCCGGATGTACCGCTTGTACCTGATGAGCCATTTGATCCATTAGAACCAGAAGTTCCAGAAGAACCGTTTGAACCGGATGTACCAGAAGTACCAGATGATCCATTTGAACCAGAAGTTCCAGAAGTACCTCTTGTTCCTGAAGTTCCAGAACTTCCATTTGAGCCATTTGAACCAGAAGTTCCAGAGCTACCATTTGAGCCTGATGTACCACTTGTACCTGATGAGCCGTTTGACCCAGCAGATGCCATTAGCGTCCATTGCGCTGGACTAGTAGACGGGTTATTTCCTATATTACTTGATACTATAGAAATATAAGAACTTCCGTTAAATGAAATTACATCATTAATCGCATAAAGAGTACCACCAACCCAAATACCTTTCCATATAAAACTTGTACCACTAGTACCAGCTGATCCTGAAGTTCCTGATGTACCTGAGCTGCCATTAGAACCTGAAGTACCTGATGTTCCAGAAGAACCGTTTGAACCAGATGTACCAGAGGTTCCTGACGTACCTCGTGTTCCAGAAGAACCAGAGCTACCGTTTGATCCGTTAGAACCTGAAGTTCCAGAAGAACCATTAGAACCTGATGTACCCGAGCTTCCATTTGATCCATTAGAACCTGAGGTTCCAGAAGAACCATTTGAGCCTGAAGTACCTGAAGTACCACGTGTTCCTGAAGTACCAGACGAGCCTGATACACCTGCAGCAGATATGTCAACAATAATATCAGTGCCAGCAGATGGCGTCCAAGGTGTACCTGAAACATAAGTTACTGGAAATTCCCAATATATTCCAGTATCAAAACCTACACCAGTTGTTCTATAATATACAATTTGACCACCAATTCCACCATTTGTCTTAATTAGTGTGCCAGTACCAATTGATGGATACACTCCACTATAATTGGTTGAAGTTAATGAAACTTCCGCTATGTTTAATAGAGAAGTTGCAGCATCTAAATTACCATTATTACTATAAATTTTAGTACTGGCTAATGGAGTACCCCAATCCCAACCGTCACTAATTGCTGCTCCACTTGCTCCAGTTGAGCCTGATGTGCCGGACGTTCCTGAGCTTCCATTAGAACCGGATGTACCAGAAGTACCACGTGTTCCTGAAGTACCGGAACTGCCATTTGAACCAGAAGTTCCACTAGAGCCGTTTGAGCCGTTTGAGCCGGAAGTTCCTGAAGAACCATTAGAACCTGATGTACCAGAACTTCCGTTAGAGCCATTTGAACCTGATGTACCAGAACTTCCGTTAGAACCATTTGAACCTGATGTACCTGAAGATCCATTTGAGCCATTTGAACCTGATGTACCAGAACTTCCGTTAGAACCATTAGAACCTGAAGTACCTGAGCTTCCATTTGAGCCAGAAGTACCGCTTGAACCGTTTGAACCATTTGAGCCGGATGTTCCTGAGCTACCGCTTGAACCGTTTGAACCAGAGGTTCCTGAGCTACCATTTGAACCAGAAGTTCCCGAAGAACCGTTTGAGCCAGACGTACCGCTTGAACCGTTTGAACCATTTGAGCCGGATGTTCCTGAGCTACCGTTTGAACCAGAAGTACCTGAAGTACCTCTTGTTCCAGAAGTTCCTGAAGAACCATTTGAGCCGGATGTTCCTGAGCTACCATTTGAGCCGTTAGAGCCTGAGGTACCTGAAGTTCCACTAGAACCGTTTGAACCATTTGAACCAGAAGTACCGCTTGAACCGTTTGATCCATTTGAACCTGATGTTCCTGAAGAACCATTTGAACCTGATGTTCCACTTGAGCCATTAGAACCATTTGAACCTGAAGTACCTGAAGTTCCTGAGCTTCCGTTTGAACCAGATGTTCCTGAGCTACCATTTGAGCCGTTTGAACCTGAAGTTCCACTTGAACCATTTGAGCCGTTTGAACCTGAGGTTCCGCTTGAGCCGTTAGAACCGGAAGTACCTGAGCTACCGTTAGAACCTGAAGTTCCAGAAGAACCATTTGATCCATTAGAACCAGAAGTTCCAGAAGAACCATTTGATCCATTAGAACCTGAGGTACCACTTGAGCCGTTAGAACCATTTGAACCTGATGTTCCGCTTGTTCCCGAAGTTCCAGAAGAACCTCTTGTTCCTGAAGTTCCAGAAGAACCATTAGAACCTGACGTTCCACTTGAACCGTTTGATCCATTTGAACCAGATGTTCCTGAAGAACCATTTGAGCCGGAAGTACCAGAGCTACCGTTTGAGCCATTAGAACCTGAAGTACCAGATGTTCCAGAAGATCCATTAGAACCTGAAGTTCCACTAGTTCCAGAAGAACCATTAGAACCATTAGACCCTGAGGTACCAGAGCTTCCATTTGATCCATTAGAACCTGAAGTTCCTGAACTACCATTTGAGCCATTAGAACCAGAAGTACCGCTTGATCCATTTGAGCCATTAGAACCTGATGTACCAGAACTTCCGTTTGATCCGTTTGAACCGGAAGTTCCGCTTGTTCCAGATGTACCAGAAGTACCTCTGGTTCCTGAAGTTCCAGAAGAACCATTAGAACCTGATGTGCCAGAAGAACCGTTTGAACCTGAAGTTCCTGAGCTTCCATTTGATCCATTAGAACCTGAAGTTCCACTTGAACCGTTTGAACCGCTTGTTCCTGAAGTTCCAGATGAACCGTTTGAACCTGAAGTTCCACTAGTACCAGAAGTACCTGAAGTACCTCTTGTTCCTGAAGATCCTGAAGTTCCTGAGCTACCATTAGAGCCATTTGAACCAGATGTTCCTGAGCTACCGTTTGATCCATTTGAACCAGATGTTCCTGAGCTACCGTTAGAACCTGAAGTTCCAGAAGAACCATTAGATCCGTTTGACCCTGACGTTCCTGAAGAACCGTTAGAACCGTTTGACCCTGACGTTCCTGAAGAACCATTAGAACCGTTTGAACCTGATGTACCACTAGAACCATTAGAACCGGAAGTTCCACTAGTTCCTGAGCTACCAGTTAAGCCGGAAGAACCTGAAGTTCCGCTTGACCCGTTTGAACCGTTTGAACCTGAAGTTCCTGAGCTTCCATTTGATCCATTAGAACCAGAAGTACCGCTTGTTCCAGAAGTACCAGTTGAACCTGATGTACCTGAGGTACCACTAGTACCTGAAGTACCTCTTGTGCCAGAAGAACCGGATGTACCGCTTGAACCAGAAGTTCCTGAAGAACCGTTTGATCCGTTTGAACCCGACGTTCCTGAGCTTCCATTAGAGCCTGAAGTTCCTGAGCTTCCGCTTGAGCCATTTGAACCAGATGTACCAGAAGTTCCAGAGCTTCCATTTGATCCGTTTGAACCAGATGTTCCACTTGAGCCATTAGAACCTGAAGTTCCTGAGCTTCCGTTTGATCCATTAGAACCAGAGGTACCAGAGCTTCCATTTGATCCATTTGAACCAGACGTACCACTTGTTCCAGAAGAACCATTAGAACCGGAAGTACCAGAAGTTCCAGAAGAACCATTAGAACCGGAAGTACCTGAAGTACCAGAAGTTCCAGAAGTACCTCTTGTTCCAGAAGTACCAGATGAACCGCTTGAACCATTAGAACCAGAAGTTCCAGATGAACCATTAGACCCTGAGGTTCCACTAGTTCCAGAGCTTCCATTTGAGCCGTTTGAACCTGAAGTTCCAGATGTTCCAGAAGAACCATTTGATCCGTTTGAGCCTGATGTTCCTGAAGTTCCACTAGTACCAGAAGTACCAGAAGTACCTCTTGTTCCAGAAGAACCTGAAGTTCCTGAACTACCATTTGAACCATTAGAGCCGGATGTACCGCTTGAGCCATTAGAACCAGAAGTTCCAGAAGATCCATTAGAGCCTGAAGTACCTGAAGAACCATTTGATCCGTTTGAACCAGATGTACCTGACGTACCAGAGCTGCCGTTTGAACCTGAAGTTCCTGAGCTTCCATTTGATCCGTTTGAACCAGATGTACCGGATGTTCCGCTTGATCCATTAGATCCATTTGAACCTGATGTTCCGCTTGAACCGTTTGATCCATTTGAACCTGAAGTACCTGAAGTTCCACTTGAACCATTTGAGCCATTTGAACCTGAAGTTCCTGAAGAACCATTTGAACCTGAAGTTCCTGAGCTTCCGTTTGATCCATTAGAACCAGAAGTTCCACTTGAACCGGAAGTTCCACTTGATCCATTAGAACCTGACGTTCCTGAGCTTCCACTCGATCCATTAGAACCTGATGTTCCTGAGCTTCCGTTTGATCCATTTGAACCAGAAGTACCAGAAGAACCATTTGATCCATTTGAACCAGAAGTACCAGAAGAACCATTTGAGCCGTTTGAACCTGATGTTCCAGAAGTTCCTAAGCTACCGCTTGTTCCAGAAGAACCATTAGAACCTGACGTTCCTGAGCTTCCACTCGATCCATTAGAACCTGATGTTCCTGAGCTTCCGTTTGATCCATTTGAACCAGAAGTACCAGAAGAACCATTAGAACCAGATGTTCCAGAAGTTCCAGAAGAACCATTTGAGCCGCTTGAACCTGATGTTCCAGAAGTTCCTAAGCTACCGCTTGTTCCAGAAGAACCATTAGAACCTGATGTACCTGAGCTTCCGTTTGATCCATTAGAACCTGAAGTACCAGAAGAACCATTTGATCCATTAGAGCCAGATGTACCAGAAGTACCTGAACTACCATTAGAACCAGATGTTCCAGAAGTTCCAGAAGAACCATTTGAGCCGCTTGAACCTGAGGTTCCACTAGTTCCTGAGCTACCATTAGAACCTGAGGTTCCACTAGTACCGGAAGTACCTGAAGTACCTCTTGTTCCAGAAGAACCTGAAGTTCCCGAGCTACCATTAGATCCATTTGAGCCTGACGTACCTGAGCTACCATTAGAGCCGTTTGAACCTGAAGTTCCTGAAGAACCGTTTGATCCATTTGAACCTGAAGTACCTGAGCTTCCATTAGAGCCGTTTGAACCTGAAGTTCCTGAAGAACCGTTTGATCCATTTGAACCTGAAGTACCTGAGCTTCCATTAGAACCCGAAGTTCCTGAGCTTCCATTTGATCCATTAGAACCTGAAGTTCCAGAAGAACCGTTTGAACCGGATGTACCTGAAGTTCCACTAGTTCCACTTGTTCCAATTGATCCACTTGAACCTGAAGTTCCGCTTGTTCCAGTTGAACCAGTTGTTCCGCTTGTTCCTGAGGTTCCAGAAGTACCAGAAGAACCATTTGATCCATTTGAGCCGGAGGTTCCGCTTGTTCCAGAAGAACCATTAGAACCAGAGGTACCAGATGTTCCAGAAGATCCATTAGAACCTGAAGTTCCAGAAGAACCATTTGAGCCTGATGTTCCACTTGAACCATTTGAGCCATTTAAACCTGATGTACCGCTTGAACCATTTGAACCTGAAGTTCCTGAAGTACCGTTAGAACCTGATGTACCTGAAGTACCAGTTGAGCCTGAAGTTCCAGAGCTTCCATTTGAACCATTAGACCCTGAGGTTCCACTAGTTCCAGAGCTTCCATTTGATCCATTAGAACCTGAAGTTCCAGAGCTTCCATTTGATCCATTAGAACCTGAAGTACCAGAGCTTCCATTTGATCCATTAGAACCTGAAGTTCCAGAAGAACCGTTTGAACCAGATGTACCACTTGAGCCATTAGAACCAGAAGTTCCAGATGAACCGTTTGATCCATTAGAACCTGAAGTACCAGAAGAACCATTAGATCCATTAGAACCTGAAGTACCTGAACTACCATTAGAACCGGAGGTTCCGCTTGTTCCAGAAGAACCATTAGAACCGGAGGTTCCGCTTGTTCCAGAAGAACCATTAGAACCTGAAGTTCCAGAAGAACCGTTTGAACCAGATGTACCACTTGATCCATTAGAACCTGAAGTTCCAGATGAACCGTTTGATCCATTAGAACCTGAAGTTCCAGAAGAACCATTTGAGCCTGAAGTTCCAGAAGAACCATTTGAACCTGAAGTTCCGCTTGAACCATTTGATCCATTAGAACCTGAAGTTCCTGAGCTACCGTTTGAACCTGATGTTCCACTTGAACCATTTGAGCCAGTTGAACCTGAGGTTCCTGAAGAACCATTAGAACCAGAGGTACCAGATGTTCCAGAAGATCCATTAGAACCTGAAGTTCCACTTGAACCGTTTGAACCATTTGAGCCTGAAGTACCATTTGATCCGTTAGAACCAGAAGTACCAGATGTACCGGAACTACCATTTGATCCATTTGAACCTGAAGTTCCAGAAGAACCATTTGATCCGTTTGAACCTGAAGTACCAGAAGAGCCATTAGAACCGGAAGTACCTGAGGTACCGCTTGAACCGGAAGAACCATTTGAACCTGAAGTACCACTAGTACCAGTTGAGCCTGAAGTTCCAGAAGTACCGCTTGAGCCATTAGAACCGCTTGTTCCAGACGTACCTCTTGTTCCAGAAGTTCCTGAGCTACCGTTTGAGCCGTTAGAACCTGAAGTTCCACTTGAACCGTTTGAACCTGATGTACCACTTGTTCCAGAAGTTCCAGAAGAACCTGACGTTCCAGAAGAACCTGACGTTCCAGAAGTTCCAGTTGAGCCGCTTGTTCCAGAAGTACCAGTTGAACCAGATGTTCCTGAGGTTCCACTTGATCCTGAAGAACCATTAGAGCCAGATGTTCCGCTTGTTCCAGAAGATCCATTCGAACCTGAGGTGCCGGAGGTTCCTGATGTACCATTAGATCCATCTACTCCGCTTATTCCACTTGTTCCTGAGGTTCCAGTAGATCCGCTTGTGCCAGAAGTTCCAGAAGAACCGGCTGTCCCTGACGTACCTGATGTACCACGAGTTCCAGAAGTTCCACTTGAACCTGATGTTCCTGATGTACCAGTTGAACCTGATGTTCCAGAAGTACCAGAAGAGCCATTAGAACCTGAAGTACCTGAGCTACCGTTTGATCCATTAGAACCAGAAGTTCCAGAAGAACCGTTTGAACCGGAAGTGCCTGATGTTCCAGAAGAACCTGAAGTACCGGATGTTCCTGATGTACCACTTGTTCCCGAGCTTCCATTAGATCCATTTGAACCTGATGTACCTGAACTACCATTAGATCCATTTGAGCCTGATGTTCCTGAGGTTCCGTTAGAACCTGAAGTACCTGAGGTTCCACTTGAACCATTAGAACCTGAAGTTCCTGAGCTACCGTTTGAGCCGTTTGAACCTGAAGTACCAGATGTTCCACTTGAACCATTAGAACCTGACGTACCTGAGCTTCCATTAGAACCAGAAGTTCCCGAGCTTCCATTTGATCCATTAGAACCTGAAGTACCGCTTGATCCATTTGAACCATTCGAACCGGATGTTCCTGAAGTACCTGAGGTTCCGCTTGATCCATTAGAACCTGAAGTTCCGCTTGAACCATTAGAACCGCTAGTTCCGCTTGTTCCATTTGAACCTGAAGTTCCACTTGTACCAGAAGAACCGTTTGATCCATTTGACCCTGAAGTTCCAGAAGAACCGTTTGAGCCTGAAGTACCAGAAGAGCCGTTAGAACCGGAAGTACCTGAGGTACCACTTGAACCAGAAGTTCCTGAGCTTCCGTTAGAACCATTTGAGCCGGATGTTCCAGAAGTACCTGATGTACCAGAGCTACCATTTGATCCATTAGAACCTGAAGTACCAGAGCTTCCATTAGAGCCATTTGAACCGGATGTGCCACTAGTTCCTGAGCTTCCATTTGATCCATTAGAACCAGAAGTACCACTTGATCCGTTTGAACCAGATGTACCGGAAGTACCGGATGTTCCAGAAGAACCATTAGAACCTGAAGTACCCGAAGTTCCTGAAGAACCGCTTGTTCCTGAGCTGCCGTTTGAACCTGATGTTCCAGAAGTTCCTGAGCTGCCGTTTGAACCTGATGTTCCTGAAGTTCCAGTTGAACCAGAAGTACCAGAGGTTCCACTTGTTCCAGAAGAACCAGTTGAACCTGAAGTTCCAGAGGTTCCACTTGTTCCAGAAGAACCAGTTGAACCTGAAGTTCCAGAAGAACCATGTGATCCGTTTGAACCTGAAGTACCGGAAGTTCCACTTGAACCATTTGAACCTGAAGTACCGGAAGAACCGTTTGATCCGCTTGTTCCAGAAGAACCAGCAGTACCGCTTGATCCATTTGATCCTGATGTTCCACTTGTTCCTGAAGAACCGGTTGATCCGCTTGTGCCGGAAGTTCCAGAAGAACCATTTGAGCCATTAGAACCGGAAGTTCCAGAAGAGCCATTTGAACCTGATGTTCCAGACGTACCTGATGTACCTGATGTTCCTGAACTACCATTAGAACCAGATGTTCCAGAGCTTCCATTTGAACCTGAAGTTCCTGAAGTACCAGATGATCCATTTGAACCGCTTGTTCCTGAAGTACCAGAGCTTCCATTTGATCCATTAGAACCAGATGTTCCAGATGATCCATTTGACCCGTTAGAACCTGAAGTTCCAGAGCTACCATTTGAACCTGATGTACCTGAGCTACCGTTTGATCCATTTGAACCACTCGTTCCAGAGCTACCATTTGAACCTGATGTACCAGAAGTTCCGCTTGTTCCAGAGCTACCATTTGAGCCGTTTGAACCTGAAGTACCACTAGTTCCAGAAGTTCCATCTGACCCAGAAGTACCAGATGTTCCACTAGAACCGTTTGAACCTGAAGTACCTGAGCTACCATTTGATCCGTTTGAACCTGAAGTTCCTGAAGTACCGGATGATCCGTTTGAACCATTTGAACCGCTTGTTCCAGAAGAACCATTTGAACCAGAAGTACCGCTAGTACCGGAAGAACCGTTTGAACCTGAAGTACCTGAACTGCCATTAGAACCTGAAGTTCCTGAAGAACCATTTGAACCAGAAGTTCCAGAAGTACCACTTGTACCAGAAGACCCATTAGAACCAGAAGTTCCTGAGCTACCATTTGAGCCATTCGAACCTGAAGTACCACTAGTTCCTGAAGAACCATTTGAACCTGAAGTTCCAGAGCTTCCATTTGATCCATTAGAACCTGAAGTACCAGAAGATCCATTAGAACCTGAAGTACCAGAGCTTCCATTTGAGCCATTAGAACCAGATGTACCAGAGCTTCCATTAGAACCGGAAGTTCCGGAAGAACCATTTGAACCGCTTGTACCTGAAGTTCCTGAAGTACCAGAAGTTCCGCTTGTTCCAGTTGAACCTGAAGTACCGCTTGTTCCAGAAGTTCCATTTGAGCCAGATTCGCCTGATGTACCAGAGCTTCCATTTGATCCATTAGAACCAGATGTTCCAGAAGAACCTGAAGTTCCGGAAGAACCGTTTGAACCAGATGTTCCAGAAGATCCATTAGAACCACTAGTCCCAGATGTTCCTGAGCTACCATTTGAACCGCTTGTTCCGCTTGAACCATTTGAACCTGATGTACCTGAAGTACCTGAGCTACCGTTTGAACCTGAAGTTCCTGAAGAACCATTTGATCCGGATGTACCTGAGCTTCCATTTAAACCGTTTGAACCAGATGTACCGCTTGTTCCTGAGCTACCGTTTGAGCCATTAGAACCTGATGTTCCTGAGCTACCGTTTGAGCCATTAGAACCTGATGTTCCAGAGCTTCCATTAGAACCAGATGTACCGCTTGAACCATTTGAGCCGGAAGTTCCAGAAGTTCCTGAGCTTCCATTAGAACCATTTGAACCTGAAGTTCCTGAGCTACCGTTTGAGCCGGTTGAACCAGAAGTACCTGAAGTACCAGAAGAGCCATTAGAACCTGAAGTACCTGATGTTCCAGAAGAACCGTTAGATCCATTAGAACCAGAAGTTCCTGAGCTACCGTTAGAACCTGATGTACCTGAAGAACCGTTTGAACCTGATGTTCCGCTTGTTCCAGTTGAACCAGAACTACCAGAAGTTCCACTTGAACCATTAGAACCAGAAGTTCCAGAGCTTCCACTTGAACCATTAGAACCAGAAGTTCCAGAGCTTCCATTTGATCCATTAGAACCTGAAGTTCCAGAAGATCCATTAGAACCTGATGTACCTGACGTACCAGAAGAACCGTTAGAACCAGAAGTTCCTGAGCTTCCATTTGATCCATTAGAACCTGAAGTTCCACTTGATCCATTTGAGCCGGAAGTTCCACTTGATCCATTAGAACCACTTGAACCTGATGTTCCTGAGCTACCATTAGAACCACTTGAACCTGAAGTTCCGCTTGATCCATTAGATCCGTTAGAACCTGAAGTTCCACTTGTTCCTGAAGAACCATTAGAACCTGAAGTTCCGCTTGAACCATTAGATCCGTTAGAACCTGAAGTACCTGAGCTACCATTTGATCCGGAAGTACCGGAAGTACCTGAGCTACCATGTGATCCGTTGGAACCTGAAGTACCCGAAGAACCATTTGAGCCGTTGGAACCTGAAGTTCCAGAGCTTCCATTAGAACCAGATTCACCAGAAGTTCCAGAGGTTCCGCTTGATCCTGAAGAACCGTTAGTTCCATTAGATCCGCTTGAACCAACTGTCCCTGATGATAAGTTTGAATTATTATATAAAGAAAATAAATTGTTTAGAGTAACTCCGTTTAATGTAGTAAAAGCTCCGCCTACCAATATTAAATTATTCTTAAGTAAAATTGTATTAATTTGAGATCCACTTGGAGAACCTGGGCCTACGGCGCTTCCTAATGCGGCATAGAATCTAATATCTTCTGTACCATCTGCAAATAATCTAACTAACTTATGACGAGTACCTCCATTAAATGAATCAAAACCTCCACCTACAAGTATACGACCGTCTGATTGAACATTTATTGTGAATCCAAGTGGGGTAAATGCTCCAGTAAAACCTGTTCCTATTTTAGTATAAAAAGCAGTATCTTCCGTACCATTTGAATTTAATCGGATTAGACCATTTTTAGTAGTTCCATTAAATGTAGTAAATCCGCCGCCGACTAATATTAATCCGTCGGCTTGACACGCAATTGCAAGTATATCAACTGCATTTGAACCTAAGTTTGAATTAAATGCTGAGTCTAATGTTCCATTTGCGTTTAATTTAATTAGGCCAGCTGCTGTACCGATTAATATAGAATTATCAGATTGAATTGTAATTGCATTAACTTGAGAAGTAATACCTGAGCCTAAGTTTGTATAGAATGCAGTATCTTCTGTACCATCTGAATTTAATCGGATTAAGCGGTTTCGGGTATTTCCATCAAATGTGGTAAATACTCCACCTACTAAAATCTTTCCATCGGCTTGAACAGCGGATTGAATAACTGTTCCATTAAATCCCAAACCTAAGTTTGTATAGAATGCAGTATCTTCTGTACCATTTGAATTTAATCGGATTAAGCGGTTTCGGGTATTAGTATTAAATGTGGTAAAGTCTCCACCTATTATAAGTTTTTCATCCGCTTGAACACTAACTGTTTCAACATAAGTTCCAGCACTAAAACCTGTACCTAAATTTGAATAAAATCCAATATCTTCAGAACCGTCAATATTTAATCTAACTAAACTCTTTCGGGTAGCACCTTTAAAAGTTGTAAAATATCCACCAATAACAATTTTAGTACTTAATTGATTTACAATTGTAATAACTTCGCTATCATTAGTGGTATTAGTAAATGCAGTAACTAATGAAGAATTAAACGACTCATTTGAAATACCATCAATTGCACTAGAACCTGAAGTACCAGCAGTTCCGCTTGAACCAGATGTACCGCTTGTGCCTGAACTACCAGCAGCTGACTCCCAGGCTGCACCAGTAAACCTATAAATATTATTATCTAATTTATTATAGATTACAGAACCTTCTTTAGCTGATCCACTTGCATTGGTAATATCGTCAATGGTTGGAATTAGTAATCCTAGCTTTGGATTTGCACTACTATCGTTAAGTTCAACACCACCTGGCGAAGTTATTTTATATGACATCTAGCTTAATTTCTTTTTTTTGAATAGACTGAATCTTAGCCTATTTACTGATCAATATTATTTATTTAAGATAGGCCAGTATTATATCAATCCATCACTAATTATTTCAACTCGTGCAGCAATTGCGATTTGGTCAGATGTATTATTTGCAATATTAATAAGTAAAATTGCTCCACTTATTGTAAAAGTTGGGATAGATACCCAAAGTACTGAATCTTGAGCAAGCGTAATTTCAGTAAATCCATTTCCAACAATTGAAACAGTTCCAGCAATATTTTTAACAGCTCCGCTATACATTCGATAATCAACCTCATTAGAGCCTCCCGCACTACCTATCATATAAATTTGAATACCATATATTCTATCCACTGTATTAAACTCAAATGATTTATTATTTACAATATCAATTTTTAAGCCAGCAGAGCCAAAGGCTGAAATTGGATCAGAGTATAAAATATTTGAATGAGCCTGTTTTACTCCAGTCGTTATATTTTGATGGCGGCTGTATACTACTTCATTTGGCATTTCAGCAACAGCCTGGGTTCCAATTAATAGGGCATCTAGTGTAGTATCTTCAAATATACCAAAGGTTGAATCAACTACAGTGGTTCCACCTGCACCAAATACCGTATATTGAGATTGAGTACCGGATACTGAAACCGAAGTTCCGCTTGAACCAGATGTACCGGAAGTACCACTTGAACCGTTTGAGCCTGAAGTACCAGTTCCACCAGAAGTACCGCTTGAACCGTCTGAGCCCGAAGTACCAGTTAAACCCGACGTTCCGCTTGAGCCGTTTGTTCCAGAGACTCCATCAATACCTGATGTTCCAGATGAACCATCTGAACCAGAAGTTCCGCTTGTTCCAGTTGAACCTGAAGTACCAGAAGTTCCGCTTGATCCATTAGAACCTGAAGTTCCAGAAGAACCATTTGAGCCTGAAGTTCCGCTTGATCCATTAGAACCTGAAGTTCCGCTTGATCCATTAGAACCTGAAGTTCCTGAAGAACCGTTTGAGCCATTTGAACCAGAAGTTCCGCTTGAGCCGTTTGAACCAGAAGTTCCTGAAGAACCAGAGGTACCAGAAGTACCAGATGTTCCGCTTGTTCCAGCTGAACCTGATGTACCTGAGCTACCATTTGTTCCTGAGACTCCATCAATACCGGACGTACCGCTAGTACCAGAAGTACCGTCTGATCCACTTGAACCAGAAGTTCCTGATGTTCCAGTTGAACCTGAAGTACCAGTTGAACCCGATGTACCAGAACTACCAGAAGTTCCGCTTGTTCCAGTTGAACCTGATGTTCCCGAAGTTCCAGTTGAACCTGAAGTTCCAGAAGTACCGCTTGAACCGGAAGTACCGCTAGTACCAGATGTACCAGTTGAGCCAGAAGTTCCAGATGTACCAGTTGAGCCAGAAGTTCCAGATGTACCAGTTGAACCGGAAGTACCAGATGTACCAGTTGAGCCTGATGTTCCTGAACTTCCAGTTGAACCAGAAGTTCCCGAAGTTCCAGTTGAACCGGATGTTCCAGAAGTACCGTTTGAGCCTGATTCTCCCGAAGTTCCTGAGCTACCGTTTGTTCCAGAGACTCCATCAATACCAGAAGTTCCGCTTGTTCCTGATGTACCATCAGAACCTGAAGTACCGCTTGTGCCTGAAGTTCCACTTGTTCCGCTTGTGCCTGAAGTTCCAGTTGAACCGGAAGTTCCGCTTGTACCCGAAGTACCAGTTGAACCGGAAGTTCCGCTTGTACCCGAAGTACCAGTTGAACCGGATGTACCAGAAGTACCAGAAGTTCCGCTTGTTCCAGTTGAACCTGAAGTACCGCTTGTTCCAGAAGTTCCATTTGAGCCAGATTCGCCTGATGTACCAGAGCTACCGTCTGTTCCAGAGACGCCGTCTATTCCAGAAGTTCCGCTTGTGCCTGATGTTCCATCTGACCCAGTTGAACCAGAAGTTCCGCTTGTTCCAGAAGTACCAGAGGTTCCGCTTGTGCCGGTTGAACCAGAAGTACCGCTTGTTCCGTCTGAACCTGAAGTACCGGAAGTACCAGTTGTTCCGCTTGTACCGGAAGTTCCAACTGAACCATTTGAACCTGAAGTACCAGAGGTTCCGTCTGAACCTGAAGTACCGGAAGTACCAGTTGTTCCGCTTGTACCTGAAGAACCATCTGTTCCTGAGACTCCATCAATACCGGAAGTACCTGAAGTACCGCTTGTTCCGTCTGAGCCTGAAGTACCTGATGTTCCGCTAGTTCCATTTGACCCAGTTGAGCCTGAAGTACCGGAAGTACCAGTTGAACCTGAAGTTCCTGAAGTACCAGTTGAGCCTGAAGTACCGCTTGTGCCACTAGAACCAGTTGCAGCAATTATGGCTAAGAAAATTTCATGATTATTTGCAAACTGTGGAGTACCACCAGAACTAACTAGTGCAACTGGAACAGTCCAGTAATTGGAGGCTCCAGTAATTAAGGTAGTTGCTCCATTAATAACCCATACTTGATAATTTGCACTATTGTTTCGATCTTGAATTGTTAATTGTTGACCTACTTGTAATAGAGCTAAAAATATATCAATATCAGTTATTGGAGCATCCGTTAAATGATTTATGTTTATTTGGGTTGCACTAATTTGTGTTGCATTATTCCAAAGAATATGACCATCTCCAGGATTACCTGATTGTGCATTATTGTTAGCTTCATAATAGAATACACTAGTTGAAATACCATTTGCACCGGAAGTACCAGAGGTTCCATCTGAACCGGAAGTTCCATCGGATCCATTTGTTCCATCAATACCTGAAGTACCTGAGGTTCCGTCTGAACCGTTTGAACCTGAAGTTCCACTTGTTCCAGAAGTACCATTTGAACCTGATTCGCCAGAAGTTCCAGAGCTACCATCTGTTCCAGAGACTCCATCAATACCGGAAGTACCGGAAGTACCAGAGGTTCCGTCTGACCCTGAAGTTCCGCTTGTGCCTGAAGTTCCATCTGAACCAGTTGAGCCTGAAGTACCTGAAGTACCAGTTGAACCAGAAGTACCAGAGGTTCCGTCTGAACCAGAAGTACCAGAGGTTCCGTCTGAACCAGAGGTGCCGCTTGTTCCAGAAGTACCGTCTGAACCGCTTGTGCCTGAAGTACCGCTTGTTCCATCTGAACCTGAAGTACCAGAGGTTCCACTTGTACCTGAAGTACCATTTGAACCTGATTCTCCTGAAGTTCCTGAGCTACCATCTGTTCCAGAGACTCCGTCTATTCCTGAAGTACCTGAGGTACCGCTTGTTCCATCTGAACCGCTTGTTCCGTCTATTCCCGAAGTTCCTGAAGTTCCGTCTGAACCTGAAGTACCGGAAGTACCGTCTGAACCTGAAGTACCAGAAGTACCGTCTGAACCTGAAGTACCAGAAGTACCGTCTGAACCTGAAGTACCAGAAGTACCAGTTGAACCTGAAGTACCAGAAGTACCGTCTGAACCTGAAGTACCAGAAGTACCGTCTACTCCGCTTAGACCTGAACTACCAGAGGTTCCACTAGAACCATCTGTTCCATTTATACCATCTGTTCCAGAAGTACCATCTGAGCCTGAAGTACCTGACGTACCATCTGAACCATTTGTTCCATCTATTCCTGACGTGCCGCTTGTTCCATCTGATCCGTTTGTTCCATCAATACCAGAAGTACCGCTTGTACCTTCTGAACCAGAAGTTCCACTAGAACCATCTGTTCCAGAGACTCCATCAATACCAGAAGTTCCAGAAGTTCCATCTGATCCGTTTGAACCTGAAGTACCGCTTGTTCCATCTGAACCTGAAGTTCCACTTGTACCATCTGAACCATTAGTTCCATCTATGCCTGAAGTACCAGAGGTTCCATTTGAACCTGATTCTCCAGAAGTTCCTGAGCTACCGTCAGTTCCAGAGACTCCATCGATACCTGAAGTTCCGCTTGTACCTGAAGTACCGTCTGAACCATTTGTTCCATCAATTCCAGAAGTTCCACTTGTACCGTCTGATCCTGAAGTACCAGAAGTACCATCTGAACCAGAAGTTCCACTTGTTCCTGACGTACCATCTGAACCTGAAGTTCCTGAAGTACCATCTGAACCTGATGTACCACTTGTACCATCTGAACCTGATGTACCAGAAGTACCGTCTGAACCGGAAGTTCCTGAAGTTCCATCTGACCCGTTTGAACCTGACGTACCGCTTGTTCCATTAGAACCTGATTCGCCAGAAGTTCCACTAGAACCATCTGTTCCAGAGACTCCATCAATACCGCTTGTACCTGAAGTACCATCTGAACCATTAGTTCCATCTATACCTGAAGTACCTGAAGTTCCATCTGAGCCTGAGGTACCGCTTGTTCCATCTGATCCGTTTGAACCTGAAGTTCCACTTGTTCCATTTGAACCTGATTCGCCAGAAGTTCCTGAGCTACCATCTGTTCCTGAGACTCCGTCTATACCTGAAGTTCCGCTTGTACCGGAAGTACCGTCTGAACCATTTGTTCCGTCTAATCCAGAAGTACCGGAAGTACCATCTGACCCGCTTGTTCCTGAAGTACCATCTGACCCGCTTGTTCCAGAAGTACCGTCTGACCCGCTTGTTCCAGAAGTACCATTTGAACCAGAAGTACCATCTGACCCTGATGTACCTGATGTACCGCTTGTTCCAGAAGTTCCAATAGAACCGGATGTTCCAGAAGAACCATCTACGCCACTTAAACCAGAGCTACCACTTGTTCCAGAAGAACCATCTGAGCCTGAAGTACCATCTATTCCTGATGTACCAGAAGTTCCATCTGAACCACTAGTTCCATCTGAGCCTGAAGTACCGCTTGTACCATCTGATCCATTTGTTCCATCTATACCACTAGTTCCAGAAGTACCATCTGAACCGGAAGTTCCGCTTGTGCCTTCTGAACCGGAAGTTCCACTAGAACCATCTGTTCCAGAGACTCCATCAATACCGCTAGTTCCAGAAGTACCGTCTGATCCGTTTGAGCCAGATGTACCGCTTGTTCCATCTGAACCTGAAGTTCCACTTGTACCATCTGAACCGTTTGTTCCGTCTATTCCACTTGTACCAGAAGTTCCATCTGAACCATTTGAACCTGATTCTCCAGAAGTACCTGAGCTACCATCTGTCCCAGAGACTCCATCGATACCAGAAGTACCCGAAGTACCATCTGAACCATTAGTTCCATCTATTCCTGAAGTACCTGAAGTACCATCTGAACCTGATGTACCATCTGATCCTGAAGTACCAGAAGTTCCATCTGAACCATTTGAACCTGATTCGCCAGAAGTTCCGCTTGAACCATCTGTTCCTGAGACTCCATCAATACCTGAAGTTCCACTAGTACCACTTGTTCCATCTGAACCATTAGTTCCATCTATGCCTGAAGTACCTGAAGTACCGTCTGACCCATTAGTTCCATCTATACCTGAAGTACCTGATGTACCGTCTGAACCATTTGAACCTGATTCTCCTGAAGTACCTGAGCTACCATCTGTCCCAGAGACTCCATCGATACCAGAAGTACCAGAAGTACCATCTGAACCATTAGTTCCGTCTATACCCGAAGTTCCACTTGTTCCGTCTGAGCCTGAAGTACCGCTTGTTCCATCTGAACCTGAAGTACCTGAGGTACCGTCTGACCCATTTGAACCTGATTCTCCAGAAGTACCTGAGCTACCGTCTGTTCCAGAGACTCCGTCTATTCCTGAAGTACCTGAGGTACCGCTTGTTCCATCTGACCCATTAGTTCCATCTATACCTGAAGTTCCACTTGTTCCATCTGACCCATTAGTTCCATCTATACCTGAAGTTCCACTTGTTCCATTTGAACCTGATTCGCCAGAAGTTCCAGAGCTACCATCTGTTCCAGAGACTCCGTCTATTCCACTTGTTCCTGAAGTACCGTCTGAACCGTTTGTTCCGTCTATTCCGCTTGTTCCAGAAGTTCCAGCAGTACCGGAAGTTCCACTTGTTCCATTTGATCCTGAAGTTCCACTTGTTCCATTTGAACCTGAAGTACCATCTGAACCAGTTGAGCCTGAAGTTCCGCTTGAACCGTCTACGCCGCTTAGGCCTGAACTACCACTTGTTCCAGAAGAACCATCTTCTCCATTTGTACCATCTATACCGGACGTACCAGATGTTCCATCTGATCCTGAAGTTCCATCTGATCCTGAAGTTCCGCTTGTTCCATCTGAACCATTTGAACCTGATTCTCCTGAAGTACCTGAGCTACCGTCAGTTCCAGAGACTCCATCGATACCTGAAGTACCGGAAGTTCCGTCTGAACCATTTGTTCCGTCTATTCCAGACGTACCAGAAGTTCCATTTGAACCTGAAGTTCCGCTTGTACCATCTGAACCGGAAGTTCCAGAAGTTCCATTTGAGCCTGATTCTCCTGAAGTTCCACTAGAACCATCTGTTCCAGAGACTCCGTCAATGCCTGACGTACCCGAAGTTCCGTCTGACCCGTTTGAGCCATTGGAACCAGAAGTTCCAGAAGTACCGTTTGAACCTGAAGTACCACTAGTTCCATTTGAGCCTGACGTACCGGACGTACCATCTGACCCGTTTGAACCTGATTCGCCAGAAGTTCCTGAGCTACCGTCTGTTCCAGAGACTCCATCAATACCGCTTGTACCGGAAGTTCCATTTGAACCATTTGTTCCATCTATACCTGACGTACCGCTTGTTCCATTTGAACCTGAAGTACCACTTGTTCCATTTGAGCCGGATTCTCCTGAAGTACCACTTGTTCCATTTGAGCCGGATTCTCCTGAAGTACCTGAGCTACCATCTGTTCCAGAGACTCCGTCAATACCTGAAGTACCACTTGTTCCATCTGATCCTGATGTTCCAGAAGTTCCATCTGAACCATTAGTTCCATCAATTCCAGAAGTACCTGAAGTTCCGTCTGAACCAGTAGTTCCATCAATTCCAGAAGTACCTGAAGTTCCGTCTGAACCATTAGTTCCATCTATACCTGAAGTACCTGAAGTTCCATCTGAACCATTAGTTCCATCAATTCCAGAAGTACCTGAAGTTCCGTCTGAACCATTAGTTCCATCTATACCTGAAGTACCTGAAGTTCCATCTGAGCCTGAGGCTCCAGAGGTTCCGCTTGTTCCTGCACTACCGGCTGTGCCAGCAGTTCCACTACCTGATGCAAATTCTACTAAATCTGTATCTAATACTCCATCACGGTACCAATATTTATGAGAGCTGCCGCCGAAGATAAGGCGGACTTCCATTGATTGAAAACGGATGGCTGAAAGGATCGCTGTATTTGCTGCAGCAATCGCAGCAGTTTCGTTTGCCCCGGTATAAGGTCCGGACCAAGCATCTACTGGTACTGGGTTAACCGGCTGTATACCATACGGTAATTGTAATCCTGGAGTTAATGACATATTCTATTATCTAGTTATTTGGTGTCGATGCGATGTTCCATAAGGAGTCGCATTTGTCATGGTATAGTTACGATACGATACGTTAGTACCGTAGGAGTCAACTACATTAAATGTTGATAAAACATAATTTCCAGTAATATCTGCGTTTAATGCATCTAAGTCAACTACACTGCTTAAACTTAGTGTAGCTGGCATTGCTGCTGTAAAATTGATTTGAGTAGTACCCGTTAATAAATTAAATGGATTACTTCCATCCGTAAATATTCGGGATCCTAGTGCTCTAATATCACTTGAAGTTGTTGGAACTGCGGATGATGGTCCGTAAAATATTAGATTTAAAAAACTAACTGTGGTATTTCCACCAGTTGCAAAACTTGATAAGGATGTTTGATATGCATCAATTACTTTTACTCTATAATAGATGGTAGTTGACGCAAATAACGTAATATCATTATGATTAGTTAATGTAATGCTTGAAGTACCTGGACCAATTGATACCTCTGATCCAATATCTACCCATAAACTATTATTTAATGAGTATTGTAAAGTATAACTAGATAAGGCACTGTTTACACTATTTCTGGTAATAGTTCCGCTTAAATTAGTATTAATATTTCCTTTTTCTCTTTTTGTATTTGTTTCAGGTGAAGTACTTGAAACTGCAGCAACTGTTAAGGAAATTGATGGTGCTGAATATGCGATTGGCGTAATATTTAAAGTAGCAGTCGCAGTTGCACCAATTGAATCAGTTACAATATATCTGTAATTAAAAGCAGAGGTATTATAATTAGTATCGGTGAGTGAATGTGTAAATGTACTTGGCGTAGTAGTTGAGGTTGATAAAACTACCCATGAACCTGCACCGCCTCTTCGCCATTCAAGAGAAACACTACTAATTGTTGCTCCTAAACTATTTATAGTATGACTAAAATTTAGAACATTACTAATTGCTGTTTGATTAAACGCAATTGATGTGCTAGAAGTTAGAGCAACAGTTGGAGTAATTGGCTCAGCAATTGCTAAACTAATTACCTCAGCTGCAGTTTTTCCAGTTGCTGGAATAGTACTACCGCTTACATAACGTCCAAAAGTTCTACCTCCAGTTAATGAAACAATTAAATCAGTTGGATAAGTAAAAGTATCACCACTTGTTCCAGAAGTTCCGTCTGAACCAGAAGTACCAGTTGAACCGTCTTGTCCGCTTGTACCTGAAGTTCCGTCTGAACCAGTAGTTCCATCAATTCCAGAAGTACCTGAAGTTCCATCTGAACCATTAGTTCCATCAATTCCAGAAGTACCTGAAGTTCCGTCTGAACCATTAGTTCCATCTATACCTGAAGTACCGCTTGTTCCGTCTGAGCCGGAAGTACCAGTTGAACCGTCTTGGCCACTTGTACCTGAAGTTCCATCTGAACCTGAAGAACCTGCTTCTCCGCTTGTACCTGAAGTACCGTCTGAACCAGATGTTCCATCTGAACCAGAAGTACCAGAAGAAAAACCTAATGGACTTGTTCCAGAAGAACCGGACGTACCTGACGTACCGTCTGAACCAGAAGTACCAGTTGAACCATCTTGACCGCTTGTACCTGAAGTACCAGAAGTTCCATCTGAACCAGAAGTACCAGTTGAACCATCTTGACCGCTTGTACCTGAAGTACCAGAAGTTCCATCTGAACCAGAAGTACCAGTTGAACCATCTTGGCCACTTGTACCTGAAGTACCAGAAGTTCCATCTGAGCCTGATGTACCAGTTGAACCGTCTTGGCCACTTGTACCTGAAGTACCCGACGTACCATTTGAGCCAGAACCACCAGAACCGGCACCAGGAGAATCACTATAATAAGCGTTACCAGCAGCATCAACTACCAAAAACTTATTTAATGAATTATCTTGACTTAGGTTGCTAAGATCAACCTGTTTTATTTTGAGTTTATTAGACATTATACTGGACTTGCATTTTTCTACCTACAGTTATTTATCAGTATACTGTATGCGATAAGGCAGATCCGGTTTATCTATTTTCTTTTGCGTAAATTATTGCATCTACGTACTTAGCAGAAGCTGTATTAGGTTTAATATTTGAAAGATCCGCATTAAACGGGCTTGATTCTCGATAATCTGCTTTATAAAAAAGATCAGGTTTTCTATCATCTGTTACTCCAGCGTTATGCATAATTGTACAACGGTCATAATCCTCAATTGAGGAAGTTCCCCAACTAAAATTTAAGTCAGGTGTAATTATTGTTTGTGCACCAATTTTCCAGCCACCCCAAAGAACTGCCCACATATCCGCACACCATTTTTGTACAGGATTATAGATTTTTAACTCTTCTGGTGTTAATGTATTGCGTTCTTGACTTTCTCTATCTGCCATATACTTATACATAGTTAATGAATCTGAAATTACCTCTTTCCAAAAGTCAGAAGTAACGCCTTTCATTAAATATTGAGCACCGCCTGACCCTTCTTGATTTTTTTCTACTATTTCAGGAGAAATTTTTGTTAAACTACAAAGGTCAATGAATAGGTCTTCTGATTTACTTTTAATATAATTTGCGCCAATATAAGAAACGGTATCACTTACATACCAATATAAATTGTCATGCATTGAGTCGAAATCTGGAAGTTCTCTAAAGATAATATCTGAATCATGATAAAAAACGGTTTCACCACGTAATTCTGGATATTTTATCCAATGCTGTTCAAGAATATCAGGCCTAAGAATTGGAATGTATCCAAAGTTTTGAGTTATTCTTTTTTTATAGAAAAAGAATCTAACCATTGGATATTTTCTAGCTAGGGCAAGACCTTCTTGGCTAGGCTCGTCATTATAGGCAAATAGAATTTCTATCCAATTTGGATTAATTCCATTTTTCATAAAATTGTGGATTACCACCTCAACTTGCCAATGGAAGTATTGATGGTCAGGCTGTGCTGATATAAAAATAGTCTTCTTTGTTAACATAATAAATTATACTAACTACCTTAATAGAGTTTAGGTAAGTTATGGTCGCCTTGTTGTAGTTGTAGTAGTTTCACCAATTACGCAACTCCAAATTTCTCCATTAAATGCACAACTTCCGCTTGGGGTAACATTAAATATTGCATTATCCGGATAGCTAAGTACACATAAACTAACTGTAGTAAATGCTGCAATTTGAGTCATTTGTAAATTACCGTCACAGTCTGTATAGTCAAAGTCGTTTGGTCCATCCATTGTATTTTCAACGGATACACAGTTGCAAGGATTTGCGGTAGTCGTAGTTGTAACTTCTCCATCAAATACCGTTGTAGTGGTAGTTGTAGGCTCAGCTGTTGTGGTTGTAGTAGTTTCAAATTCAGGCTCAACGGTTGTTGTACTAGTTGTAGTAGGGGCTATTGTTGTTGTACTAGTTGTAGGTTCAACCGTTGTTGTACTAGTTGTAGTAGGGGCTATTGTTGTTGTACTAGTTGTAGGCTCAACCGTTGTTGTACTAGTTGTAGGCTCAACCGTTGTTGTAGTTGTAGTAGGGTCAACTCTAGTTGTTGTACTAGTTGTAGGCTCAACCGTTGTTGTAGTAGTCGTAGGTTCGGATATTGGTTCAGTTGTGGTAGTTGTAGTAGGCTCAACCGTTGTTGTAGTAGTCGTAGGTTCGGATATTGGTTCAGTTGTGGTAGTTGTAGTAGGGTCAACTCTAGTTGTTGTAGTAGTTGTAGGTTCAACCGTTGTTGTAGTAGTCGTAGGTTCGGATATTGGTTCAGTTGTGGTAGTTGTAGTAGGCTCAACCGTTGTTGTGGTAGTTGTAGTAGGCTCAACCGTTGTTGTACTAGTTGTAGGTTCAACCGTTGTTGTACTAGTTGTAGGTTCAACCGTTGTTGTACTAGTTGTAGGTTCAACCGTTGTTGTACTAGTTGTAGGCCTAGGTTCAGCGGTTGTAGTAGTGGTAAGCCCAGGCTCTAGTGTTGTAGTAGTCGTAGGTTCGGATATTGGTTCAGTTGTGGTAGTTGTAGTAGGGGCTATTGTTGTTGTAGTTGTAGTTGGTAGACAGCTCATACAGTCAGCAATAGGATCGCTTGCTGTATTTGCAATACGATTAGCAGTTCCAGTAGCACTTGACAATATTGTATAACAACCCTCGCTACTGTCGTCAAATGTTAAGTAATAAACTTGTCCAATTTCTGGAGTTATTGCTAATATTGTAGTAAAGTCAATATTTATAACAGTTGAAGTTTCGCAATTTATACTTCTAAATATTTCCGTCAGTGTTGTTGTAGTTGTAGTAGGTTCAGCCTTAGTTGTGGTACTCGTAGTTGAAGCCTCAGTTGTTGTTGTTGTAGTAGGAGCTACCGTTGTTGTGGTTGTAGCTGGCTCAGGAGCGGCAGTTGTGGTACTAGTAGTTGCAGCCTCAGTTGTCGTTGTAGTAGTTGATCCAGTAAATAACTCCCAAGTCCCTAAACCTTCGTCAAATGCATAGGTAAATACGCATCCATTCGCTAACGTAATTGTTAAAAGCTTTTCAATTGCTAATCCGATTCCAGGTAAAGAATCCGGTAGAGTACCGGATGTAATATCTGAGCCATCTTGTGTAATTGTATATCCAATTCCATCAAAGCCATCTAGTATTATATCAAATGGACCAGGTCCATTAATAGTTGCAATAAATCCATCACAACTAATTGTGGTAGTTGTAGTTATTTCGCCTGACCTAGTTGTAGTAGTGGTAGTTCTTTCACCTACTGTTGTTGTACTAGTAGTTTCAGCAACAGTTGTTGTACTAGTAGTCGGAGCCTCAGTTGTTGTAGTAGTAGGGTCAACTCTAGTTGTGGTAGTTGTAGTCGTAGGCTCAATAGTTGTTGTAGT